GCCCTTGGTCTTCAGGTAGAAGATAGTCGCGGCAGGATTGCCTCCGTCGATGAGCTTGTGGAGCTTGCTCTCGGCGAAGTCTAGGGCCACGTCGGACAGCTCGGCCACGGCGCTCTTGTAGTCCGCGTCCGCTTCCATCCAGTTGTAATGGGTTTGCCGGGAGATGCCCACCACCTTACACGCTTGCGTCACAATTCCGAGAGCCTTCTCAAGGGCTTGGATCATCGCTTTTTTTTGTACGTCCATTGTCGTCAAACTCTAAAGTGTACCTCGAACCTAATTAACCCGTCGGGGAAGTTGTCGGCGATGTTCTGCATCTCTCCTTTAGCCGCCCTTATACGGGCGACATTCTTACCGGCCATTTCAAGGTGAAACTGTAGCGCCTTGCGGGTCATCCGGTAGCGGTACAGACCGCTCTTGTCCTTCGGAATGTCGTAAGCGTCCGGGTTAACTGTAAGCTGCTCGATTTTGGTCATGATGTCCATAGTTGTCTAATTGCGGGGGTCATACCCTGCGTCTGCGGTGCCTGTAAATACCGGTGTTACGGTCATCGTGTACTCTACCCGTTTATACTTCGAGGCTATGTTGGTACTTGCCTCTGTCCGTATGTGTCGGGAGAGCATGATGTCGGCGGCTCTCCTATTGGAGACGTACCACACCGTTCTCTCGTCGAGTTCAGGACACGTAAAGACAGCGCGGTAGATCTCAGCCATACAGGGCCAAATATAGCAGGAGGGCCAGAATCCCGACGTAGCCGTAGAAGGTGGCGCGGTATGCGTAATCGTTCATCAGTCGAGCTTGTTCAAAGCGGGTTAACGATAGTCCAGTAGTTGGCGCCGGCGGGGATGCGCTTCTTTCCGATTCGGATGGTTTCCTGTGCGACCTGATCGACGCGGCTGTTGTATCCGGTTGGGCCGCTATGCCCGCAGCGCATAGTCCCGATATACTTGTCTCCCATGAAGTAGTCCTTCGCATATCCGAGATGGTTAAATTGTTTGCTCATACAGCAAATATACAAAAGAACTTTAGTTATTTGAGCGCGTGGGTCGGAAATGCACCGCCCTCTCCCGACTGGATGCCGGGCGCATCGCTGCTATGCTTCACGCGCTGATTTGCCTTTATACATTGTAGCCCCTACCTCGGCAATCTTAGAAAACGGAATGTCGGGAACGGCCAGCTTTGCGTCTGGGCTGAGAAGGTAAATGTAACGAAGTTGAAAGCCGGGTAAAGGTTTGGCTCCCATCTTTTTAATTTTGCCCGCGGATAAACCTATTTTCTTATAAGCCGGAGTGTCTAATGTATTACGGGCTATTATTTGCCCTTGAAACATCCAGGTAGTGTTGTTCTCGCGAATTTGCGTAAGATAAAACCCGGAGGCTCGGTAAATAGTTCCGTCCCCGCATTGGGTGCCGTCGGCAAACGAGAGGATCCACTTCACCTGCGGCGCGTGCTTACGAATTAGGCGAATGCTGACCGAGATGCACCGGGACTCAGAATTTCGGGGCAGAATGGGACCGAACGCCATCCGGTTGAGCTCCAGCATCTCGTTCCATTTGGCGTTCGTGCTTTTGTTGTCCGTCGAAACCAAGGGTAGCACCTTTCGCTTATCGATAGGGTTACCGTATTGCATCACTCCGCCCAGCTTGCCGTTTAGAAAGGCCCCAAAATGAAGCGTGGAGTTCTGCACCACCTTGCCGGAATAGTGGTACCGCTTGACAAACTCATTGGCCGTCTTTGACGGTATGACTTTTAGAACGATGTCTTTTGCTCTGCCCATTGTTGTGCTAACAGACTCAATGCGTTACCGTTGCTGTTGTCGTTTTGTGCCGCGTCCATGTCTTGAAACGCTGGATCTTGCTTGACCTCTGTGAGCCGCTCCTTCAGGTATTCCGCCTGGGCGTCCGATAGCGTGAACGTCAGCGATTGAAAGGGCGGCTTATCGCCATCGGCTAAATTAAACCCATCGGCCAACTCCTCCGGGTCCAAATCCGGCGTCCATACATCCAAACCCCACTCGGCCAAGGGATAGACATCCCACTCGTTGCCTAGCATATCCCAATCCCACTCACCAAAGCCTACGTTGTCCTTGATGATGAACTCCGAGCTCTTGTCGTGGCTCCATTCCGACCGGTAAATCGGGACTTCCGTTAGGCCAGCTTCGCGGGCTGCCTTTAGTCTCATGTTTCCGCCGAGCACGATGTTGTCCTTGTCGACTACGATGGGGCGAGCCTCTAACATCTCCGGAAATTCCTTGAGGCTCTTGACCAGCTTGCGGAACTTCTCCTCCGTAATAGTCCGGGGGTTGTGCGGGTTCTCCTTTATGGTGTTTATGTCTGCCTTCAAAACAGTTTCTTTTGTGTGTTCGGGTCTCGGTAGGTCTCAAATTTAGCCGTTCGGATTACTCCGGTTGGGGTCTTCTCCTCGTATCCTGTCTCCAGGTACTTTCTGCCGTCCCTCTCGATTACCCGCTGATATACGACCTCCTTACTCATTGAGTGCTTGAAATATCTGAAAGGCTACCTGTGGGACGATGGCATTTCCGTATGCCTTTATTGACTCTCTTCGCCACTTTGGAAAGGTGATACCGTCCAGCCTTTGGGGAAGCCCATCATCTCCTCCACAAACCGGGGCGACAGTTGGGAAGGTTTCCCAGCTTCTTGGGCCATCAGGTGATTCAGTTCGCTCCTGCGCGTGGGCTGATCTGCCGGACGTTCCTTTTCTGTTCCTGTGTTCCAACATCTCGCCGTTGGCGTTGGTAGCCACAATCCAAACTCTGTCCCTGCGGTGCGGCGCGTTGACGCTTGCAGCAGGAAGTACAACCGGGCAGACTTCGTAGCCTTCACCTTCCAAGTCAGCGCACACCGTGTCGAGAACCATCCCTTCATTCCAACTAATGAGGCCGCGAACGTTCTCCGCCACGACGTAGGTGGGGCGAGCCTCTCGAATGATTCTAAACATCTCCGGCCAGAGATATCTATCGTCGGATGTCCCGGCCCGCTTTCCTGCTGCTGAAAAAGGCTGGCAGGGGAAGCCACCCGAAAGGACTCGTAAACGTCCTCGAAACGGAGTTGCGTCGAAGGCTTTGACATCGTCGAAGGATTGGGATTCGGGGAAGTGGTGGGCGAGGACTTGCCGACAGAACGGATCGCGCTCGACGTGGAAGACATTGTTCCACCCCATCCACCGGGCGGCGAGGTCGAACCCTCCGATGCCTGAGAAAAGACTACCATGGATCATTGTTTGCTTGTGTGTGCAGCAAGTATACAAATTTACAACCTCCCTTCTTCCTTCATGATCTTCCCGGCCCACCGCTTCCCGGCCAGTCCACCCCATAGAAGATACGAAATAGTACCGCACGCCTTGGTGTCTGATTCGTCATAATACTCCTCCGCACGAGATAGATATGAATACATCCGCTGTACGGTATCGAACGACACCGGCTCCCCCTTGGCGAGCTGCTGGGCGCGGACCTTACCGACCTGGGTGGCGCACTTGTTGCCCACCTTCTCGTTGAGCTCGATCCCGCGCTTGGCGTTATTGCTTACCGCGTCGGGGTAATTGCTCCACGTCTTAAGGTTTACACGAATACTCATAGGCTCGTCGTAGTTTTTTGACCATGCGCTTGTTCTTGCCCGCACAACTGCACGGCCTCTCATTGGCGCTGAAGGTCTGATTAAAAATGTCGTACATGGTGCGCGTCTCGGCGCGGTTTAATACGCCCTTGTCTATCGATGGCAACAGCTCCGCGAAGGCGCTCACGTCCTCCGGACACATCTCCACATTCCGACCAGGGAACTGGGCGTTCAGTTTCGCGCGGCGTTCCTCACACCCGCAGTCCTCAACTACGGCGTGGACGAGCTTATCGATTCCCGTCGCCTTCGTCAGCTTTGCGATCTGGTCGCCGAGCCCCTTGGATTTCTTTTCTGACACGTCGTATCGTAGTGTATAGTTTGTGGCGGCTGATGCCCGTCGCCTCGGCAAATGAATCGAGCGTGTGGCCCTCTTCGAAGTATATGGCAAACACCTCAGCGTCAAACCACGGGAGATCCGCCAGGCGCTCCTCGATATGCGTCAGGAGCTCGTCGCGGTGTGCCGCTACCCCGTCCCCGTCCCACCAGTCGACAATGTGCCGGGCAAACTTGCGGCGGCGCTCGATGTCCTTCCTCCACTTGTAGTGATACCGGGACGTCTTAGAGTTGTAGTTGTTGACCATCACCCGCAAGACCCAATACTTCATCTGGTCCCTTTCGAGTAGGCCGTCGATGGTGTCCTGTTTGGTTTGGTAGAGCTGAAGTATAACCTCGTGGAGTAGGTCCGGCCCGTCCTTCCCTGCGATCCGATACGCGGCCTGAAGCAGGTCGTCGTAATTGCGGGAGAGGTATCCGTCGAGCGTCACAACTTCCTGAGTCTGCGGTTGTAGACGTCGATGAGTGCCTCCAGTTCCTCGCTGCTGAACTTCTTGGTCGTGTTCGATAGCTGCTCCAAATCCATCGCGGTACCCTCCCCGTGGACCCTGTCCAGGTGCCGAGCAAAAAGGAACTGCTCGCCGCTGCGAAATCCATTGCAGCTCTTGCACTGGGGCTTTACGTTCATCTCATCCCACCGGGTCGAGAACTTCGCGCGGGATTGGAAGTGACCGGCGTCGACCGTCTTCCATTGCTTCCACACGCCGCAAGTAAAGCATTGCACGAAACCACGGTGATCGGCGTCCTTACTTCGCACCCATTGGGAGAAGACCTTGTCGAGGCGTGCGATGAGCTTCTTTCGGGTCATACGAACAGGGCGAGGCATGCGAGGAGGAGAACAACGAGATTGAACAGACGGACCTGGTGCTCTTGGTAGAACTCTGCGCCCACCTGCGCGAAGGTGAGAATGGCAATGGCGACGAGTATTCCCTGAATCATTCCGGTGGCTTGATTTGTCCTAGGTCGATAAGATCCTTTACAGTGACCAATATAGCCTTGCGCTCCTCTCGTGTGCCCGAATGCCTTTGGTATGGGTCGTGTTCCGGACGATGCTTACGCTCTAGAATCCTCTCGGCTCTGGTCTCTTCCCACTTGCGGCAGCACTCCATAAGCTCGCCCAACTTCAGTCGGCCGTACATCGGGCCGAACTTATTTCTCTTGATGCCTTCAAAGACCAACGCGAACTCCTCCAGCTTAAAGGCGACAAATTCTTCCATCAGCGCCCGCGCCGTCTCCTTCATCTCCTCGTCATCTTGGATGGTCTTAGTCGCGTCCACGAACTTAATGAGCCTACCGAGCTCAGCGAGGAACCACGCCCGGACCATTTGCGGGTTATGCCTGAGTGCGGTCCGGATGTTCGTCCCTTCCTCCCACGCATTTTGAGGGGTCAAATTTCCACGTT